TCGCGGGCTCGGCGTCGCTACCAGTTCGACAAGCTGCTGCTTGAGCCCGCGCAATGGGGCGCGCTCATTGAGTTCTGGATGGCGCGCCGTGGTCACTTGCACGGCTTCCGGTTCAAGGACTGGAGCGACTGGAGCAGCGCATCGGACGGCGTCAGCACGCCGACCAACCTCGACCAAGTGCTGGGCACTGGCGATGGCTTCGAGACGCAGTTCCAGCTCGTCAAGACATACGACGACGGCGGCCTGAACCCTTACACCGAGTCGATCACGCTGCCGGTGGCTGGCACGCTGGTCGTTGCGGTCGCTGGAACGCCGACCACGAGCTACACGGTGACCAACCCTGGCGGGCTGATCACGTTTGCCAGCGCGCCGGGCGTAGGCAACATCGTCACTGCGGGCTTCGAGTTCGACCGGCCCGTGCGCTTTAACCAGTCGGACGAGACGCTAAACATGCGCCTTGACCGTGGCTACCTGGGCAACTGGGGCGGCATCACCTGCATCGAGACGCTCGACGAGGAGGAGCTGCCCGAGAGGTGGTATCCCGGCGGCAGCTCGGGCGCCTTGGCCGTCAACCAGGACATCACGCTGACCTACGACGTCGAGCTGTGGACGGTCGCCAACTCGTCGGTCTCGACCATCAACGCTTTCCTGCCACCGCCTGATCGGTTGCCAGGCGGGCCGCGCGTGTTCCGCTTCGTGTCGTTCTCGACCAGCGTCGGCAACATCCAGATCCGCGACGATGCTGGCAACACGGTCGGCAGTGTAATCACGCCTGGCCAGTCGAAGTCGATCGCGCTTTCGCGCACGGGCTCCAACGCTCTCTGGCTGATCTACTGATGGTCTACACGCGCACAGCGGCCCACGAGGGCTACGGCGGCTCGCTGACCTTGGCCATCACCGTCGATACCAAGCTGCCGCTCAACTACGGACCGGGCGGTGCGCGCCTAATCACCATCAGCGCAAACGCTGGGCGCAAGGTGCGGTTGCCAGACGCTCGGCTGCTGACGCCTGGAGCGACGGTCTACGTCATCCGCAACAGCGGCGCGAACAACTTCGGCGTCTATGCATCGGACAACACGACGCTTCTCGCCACGGCCACTGCTGGCCAGGTCTTCGAGTTCCATCTCTATGCCAACAGCACGGCCAACGGGCTTTGGTTTGTCGAGAGCGGCATCGTGCCGGGCGTCTCCTCGACGATCACCGCCGAGCGCGTGCCCATGGAGATGACCTTCAGCTTCGGCCAACGCGTCAACCTGCGCATTGAGGCAGAGCGCCGTGGCTATACCGGCGACTACCCGCTGGCGCTGCGCGTCGAGATCCTCAGCGGCGGAACCGTGCGATCGGACGATCCGACCATCCCGGCGATGGACACCGGCGTGTTCTACGCTGGCTCCACGATCCTCTTGGTCAACCGTGGCGTGCTTTCCGGCATGGGCGGGCAAGGCGGTCGAGGCGGTCTCGGCAGCAGCGCCAACGGCAGCGCAGGCGGCGCAGGCGGCGACGCGCTCAAGGCCCGCCACAGCGTGGCCGTGGTCAACCTCGGCGTCATCTCGGGCGGTGGTGGCGGCGGTGGCGGCGGTGGCAGTGGCACGACCGCAACGCAAGGCGGTGGCGGTGGCGGTGGCGGCAGCGGCTCGCTAGACGGCCAAGGCGGGCTTGGGGGCACGTCTGGCGCGCAGGCCGGTGGACAGAGTTTCCTCGTGTTTGGCGGCATTGGCGGCAACGGTGCGACCGGTGGCGCGGCAGGCGGCAACGGTGGCCAGATCGGCGGCGTCGGCATCGCAGGAACCAACGGCACGGGCGGCACGGGCGGTGCCGGTGGTGCTGCAGGCTACTCGCTGCGATCGGTCGGCGGTGGCCCGGTGATCTCGATCGTGACCGGCGGAACGCGCTACGGCTCGGAGGTGCTCTCATGACGATCCGCAGCAGCCAGCAGGCTCTCTACAACCAGAAGTTCCGCCGAGCGCAGACGCTGGCGCAGCTCTTCAAGGTCACGCGCACCGATGGCTTTATCCTGCGCTTTACTGACCACGACCGCTCCATCACGCTCGACGAGGACACCTACACGCCAGCATTCCTCGGCGGCATCACCGCAGAACGCCGCGAGTCCGACCTGAAGTCGGGCAACCAGGAAGCGCGCGGCATCGTGGACGGCTCGACGATCCTGATCCCCGATTTGCTGGGCAACAAGTATCGCGGGGCCAAGGTCGAGCAGACCATTGTGGATTGGAGGCGGCCATGGGTCTGGCACTACAAAGCCACGAAGCGCATCCGCATGATGGCCTACGACGGCTCGGCGTGGATCGCCACGTTGGAGGGTCTGACGGCGCAGCTCCAGACGCCGGTGGGCGGACGCTTTGGCGGTCTGCATTCACAGCAGTGCACCTACACGCTCGGCGACGCGGCAACGTGCAAGGCCGACATCAGCGACGACCTGATCTACCAAGAGACGGCCATCACGGTGGCGACCTCTGGCACGACCTCGATTCTGATCGCAGTCGCGGGCACGCCGTGGACCGTTGACCAGTGGGCTGGCTACTACTTCCACATGCGCAACGGCGCGCAGCGTGGCAAGGAACGGCGCGTGCTCAGTAACACATCCAACGTGCTCACGTTGGAAAGCTCGCTCGACGCTGCGCCGCTCAACGGCGAGGTCGGCTGGCTTGGTCGCGGCCCGCGCGTCGATGCTGTCAGCACGCAGCGCATGGAGTTCACGATCAACGGCAGCGACTGGACCACCAGCGCGAGCTACGCGGACAACTTCTTCCGCGACGGCGAGATCGAGTGGACCACGGGCGCGAACGCTGGCCTGGTCTCGCCGATCATCGAGCACGACTCGGGCACGCGCCGAATCCTGCTCCTGCTGCCGACTCCGTTCGACATTGCATCGGGCGACCGTGGCATCATCCGCCCAGGCTGTGACGGTCTGATTGGAACGTGCTCCTCGAAGTTCCGGCAGTTCCCGGCAAAGGAAGGCACGACCACGGCGAGCAGCACGACCACTGTGGTCAACGACACGGCTGCTGCGCTTACGACCAACCAATACGCCAACAACTTCCACTACCTGCGCATCGTGTCGGGCGCACTGGCTGGGCAAGAGCGCCTGATCACGACCAACACCACGACGAGCTACACGGTCTCGCCCGCGTTCGGCAGCGCGCCGCTGGCAGGCGTGAGCTACCGCGTGGTGAAAACCAACGTGGACAACTTCGGCGGCACGGACGTCTACTCGCCCGGCGCAAACAAGACCATCGAGCAGCTCGAACAATGAGCACGAAGGGCGAGCAGATTGCGGCAGCAGCCGAGGCCATGGTGGGGACGCCGTTCCGCCACCAAGGCCGCAACCCGCAAAGTGGCGTTGATTGCGTCGGCGTCGTGCTGTGCGCGGTCTGGTCTGCTGGCTGCGACTTGCCCGACCTCTTCGGCTATGGACCAATGCCCAAGGCCGACATGCTGCTGGCCGAGCTCGGCAAGCGCGCGCGCCGCGTTCACCGTGACGATGCGCAGCCCGGCGACGTGTTGGTTTTCGCATACAAGCCCGAGCTTCCGATGCACTTCGCGTTGCTTGTCGGGGCCGAGCACATCGTCCACGCGCACGGAAGCACCGGTCGCGTCATCAAGCACCGGTTGACCAACGCATGGAACAACCGGCTACACAGCATCTGGAGAGCGGAGGGCGTCGATGGCTAGTCCTGGTGTTGGCATTGCAGCAGCCGCGTACAAGTGGAACCCGTTTCTCGCTTTCGGCGCTGTCGCGGTCGCTAGCTATCTGGACCAGCGGTTCCTCTATCCGGCCATCCTTGGCGAAGGAGATCAGAAGGCCCGTCCGCGTCCGCTGGTCGGCTTGCCGCAGACGAGCAACACGCCTGGCGCGCCGCGTGTCTGGGCTATGGGCCGCCGCGTTCGCGTTCCGATGCACATCATGTATCAGTCGGAGAAGACACGCGAAGACACCATCACCGGCCCGAAAGGCGGCGTGGCTGGTCAGATCAAGCGCGTGTTTGCCGACGTTGGATTGTCGGTCAACGACCGGCAGACGCTAAAGATGAACCAGTTGGTCGCCAACGGTCAGCTCGTTTGGTGGTCCGACAAGAACCTGGTCAAGATCGTGACCAGCGAGATGACGTCGATCACCATTGAAACAGTGACGACGAGCGGCACGGTGGCGGCCGGTAGCACCACGACGGTGGTAAACAGCACGACTGGATCGATGACGGTCGACGCTTACGCGCGCAACTACAACTGGCTGAAGATTACGAGCGGCCCGCTGTCAGGCCAGATGCGCCCGATCATTAGCAACACCGCGAGCGCGTTCACGGTGGACTGGGCTTTTGGTGGAACGCCAGGCGCGACTGTCACGTATCAAGTGGTCAAGAAGGTGCTGAAGCTGACGATGAACAGCACCTACGAGCCCGACTTTACGGACCAACTAGTGATCGGCGACATTGTCGATCTGCGCGGCTTCAGCGACAACGCGGCAGGCAGCATCCAAGGCCGAGGGCTATGGACTCAGCGCAGTTGGTGGCGAGTCAACGAATTGACACGGCACGCATCGACTCCTTCATCGGTGACTCTTGAAGCGCTGATTGGGCAAGACATGGGCTCGCTGGTAAGCGTCACCGCTGGCACTGCGCTCAACCCTGCTTCGATTGTCAGAGAAGACTACTTCTTTTTGATTTCAGCCAACGAAGTCTGGGGCCCTGGTGGCACGGGTCAGCCAGGCATCAACCAGGTCATCACGACCAACCAGACATTTGAGTGGCAGGACATGATCAAGAAACGGTGGGCGCGTTTCATGGGCGTCGACCAGATCATGGAGATCAAGGCTTACAACGCGCAGAAGAACATCTCTGGCGTGTTCACCAACGTCGCCGATGGCAGCATCTGGGAAGCGTTGTTCTCTTCTTCGCCTGGTGTTGGGCCAGACTTTGTTGTTGTTCCTGGTCCATACATCAACACAAACCCGACGGGATCAAACCAACAACTGCGCATTCGGTGCGCAAACAACACGCTGGTCCTGACTCCGTCTGTCATCCAAAGCTATGAGGGCCGCATGTTCGCGGCCGATCCAGTCGACAGCTACTACCAAGGCACCGACGGCCAGCTCGAAGACTCGATCATCGCGCGCACGAAGACCGCAGGGCAGATCCCCGGCTTCCGTGGCATGGCCTACCAGATGCTCGACCAGTGGGACTTGTCGACCTACTTCGGCAACCAGGTGCCGCCGATCATCGAGGGCATAATCGAGCCTGACGCGGTGATGATCGTCCCGCAGGCTGTGGTCGAACTCTGCGAACGCGCCGAGCTGCAAGACCTGCTCATCGACGTTGCGGACGTGGACCAGGAACCGTTCGAGGGCTACTGGACGCAGGGCGCGATCCCAACCGTGACGGCTCTGCAACCGGTGATGCTGGCCTATGGCCTGCTCGCCCAAGAGCGCAACAACACGCTGGCGTTCTTTAACGTCGAGAACGCCGACAGCATCCAAATCGAGAACGGCGCGAGCTTCTCGGACCTCGGCGTTGCCAGCGGTGCCGACACGCCAAACGCAGGCGACAAGCTCAAAATCACGCAGCGCGACACGCAGGACTTGCCCACCAGCATCGGCGTCTCGCACCAAGACCCCGACCAGCAATACGCGCAAGGCTTTCAGCACTTCAAACAGCGCCAGCCGTCTCCTCTCGCCAGCGCGAACGAGCAGAACATCCAGCTCGACAACGTGGTTTTGAGCCGAAAGCAGGCGCGCAACCTCGCTGCCACGCTGCTGCGTCGGTCGTGGGTCAACGCGACCTCGCTCGACTTCCAGTTACCAGTTGCCTACCTGGAGGCGTTGGAGAACGACCTGGTGACGCTGACGGATGACGAGGGCCAGGATTACACGGCCCGCATCATCCGCCGCGAGGTCGGCAACAACTTCGTCATCAATGTGACGGCGGTGGTCGAGGACGTGACGCTCGGAGTGCGCGGCTCGCCCGTGCAGCCTTCGCCCGACATCGTCATCTCGACGCCCACGCCGGTCACGCCGACGTTCCGCGTGCTCGACATCCCGCCGTTGGTGGACGAGGACGCCTTCGTGCCTGGTTACTACATCGGCGCGTGCTCGGCAGGCGGAGCGCGTTGGGGCGGTGCGGTGGTCTACGAGTCCCGCGACGGCGGCACGAACTACACGCAGGTTGCCACGCTCAACACGCAGTGCGGCATGGGCACGCTGACCAGCTCGCTTGCTTCGGGCACGCCCGGTGACGGCATCGGCAGCGTGACCTACGACACGACGAACAACTTCACGGTCTCCATCGACCGCGACAACGTGATCCCGCTGGTCACGGTCACGACCGCAGACGTTGAGGCGGGCTGGAACTGGATGCTGATCGAAAACGGCGCGAACTTTGAGATCCTTGGCGCGCGCGACGTTGTCGACAACGGCGACGGCACGTTCACGTTCGACTACCTGCTGCGCGGCCTGCGCGGAACCTACGACAGCGCGGCAACCACCAAGGCCGCTGGCAGCAAGGTCACGTTCCTCTACCAAGCGCGGCAGCTCGGCGCTGTGCAGTTCGTCCCGACCAACCTCAGTGCGGCAAGTTTGCCCACCACGATCAACATCAAGGTTGTGGCTGCTGGTCAGTCGATCGACGATGTGACGGCACAGACGGTCACCCTCGACTGTTGGAACGCACGCCCGATGCCTGGTCGCTTGTTCACCACGGAGACCGCGCTTGTCACGTTCGACCGCACGTTCGTGTTCGACCACTGGACGCGACTGCAAGCTGTGCCTGGCAGCGGCACGCCTTACCCGTTGGACGAGTCATTCGAGGGCTACAAGGTCAACTTCTACGACCCGGCAGGAACGACGCTGCTGCGCACCAAGACGATCAGCGCACAGAACACGGGCAGCTCCAACATTCGGGGCGCGCGCGAGTTCACCTACACGGCAGCCGAGCAGACGGCGGACGGGTATACTCCGGGCCTGTCGACTACGTTCAAGGTCGAACGCTTCCAGCTCGGCGACTTTGGCAACGGTCGCACATGGATTGAGGTTGTCTGATGCCAGTCATAAACCAGGACTACTCCGAAAACGTAGTGTTCAGCGGCGACTTCGCGCGCCGCACTGTCACTGCGCCGGTTGCGGCTGCTGACTACGTCGAGTTCCTCGACGCGACCGACGGCCAGGTCAAGCGCTGCTTGATCTCGTCGGTCAGCGGTGGCGGTGGTGTCACGGACGGAGACAAAGGCGACATCACGGTATCGGGCGGAGGCACTGTCTGGACGATCGACTCTCCAGTCCCGACGGCTCGTCTTGGCACTGGAACCGCCGACAACAGCACGTTCCTGCGCGGCGATCAGACCTATGCGCACATCGAGGCATGCAGATTTCCCGTGAAGAATACGAGCGGCGGATCGCTGACAATCGGCACGCCCGTCTATGCGACCGGGAGCGTTGGCGCATCTGGCGCGACTGAAGTCGCAGCTGCGGATGCGAGCAACAGTGCCACAATGCCGTGCATCGGAGTGCTGGAGGCGACGCTGGCAAACAACGCTAATGGCTTTGCGGTCCCGCTGGGCATGGTGCGCGGTCTCAATACGTCGGCCTATGCGATGAACGGCGTCGTCTACGTCGCGGCAGGCGGCGGACTGACGCCCACGCGGCCGACGGGATACACCGAGCTGGTGCAGAACATCGGACGCGTGGTTCGCGTGCATGCAAGCACTGGCGAGATCTTGGTCATGGGTCCAGGCCGAACGAATGACGTTCAAAACCTGATCCCAACGAGCCGTCTCGCAAGCAGCGGCACGGCTAGCTCGGCTACCTATCTGCGCGGCGACCAGACATGGGCCAGCATCCCAAGCGCAACTGGTGCCTACAGCGTCACGACGATTGACTTTGGCGCGTTTCCTGGCAGCAGCGATGCCTCGTTGACGATTACGGGGCAGACTGGAATCGACACTTCGTCGGTCGTTTCCGCATGGCTTCAGCCCGCTGATACTGACGATCACACAGCCGACGAACACCGCGTCGAGACAATCTCCGTGATGGCAGGCAACGTGATCCCAGGAACTGGATTCACCATCTACGCGCAGAACACAAGCCAACTCAACGAGCGACTTGGCAAAGGCGGTGTCGATAACACGCGCTCATCTGCGACTCCGACCTACGGATACTCTGGCGAAAGCGAAGGCGGTCGCGGGACGCGTATTTACGGCAAGTGGACCATCGCTTGGCAGTGGAGATAAGACATGGCAATCCAACTACAAGGCAACAGCGGCGTGGTCGCCGAAGTCGATGGCACCAACTACCGGGCAATGCGTGCAACGCTGCGCCCGATTGATGCTGGCGCACTTGGTTCCTACCGCATCTCGCAACTGTCGGGCACGATGGCCGCAGGACTTGCAGCCAACAGCGAAATCTTCCAGTTCCGCTGGTCAGACGCCACGAGACTGTGTGTCGTGACGTCGGTGGTTTTCGACGGGCTGTCTGGCAGCGCGACTGCGTTTGCTGCTGGCTTTGGACGCATCGACATGACGGTTGCCCGCTCGTGGACCGCTGACGGTTCGGGCGGCACGGCGGCGACGATTACCGGCAACAACGGCAAGGCACGCACGAGCATGGGCTCGACGTTGCTCGGTGCATCACGCATTGCATCGACGGCCGCGTTGACCGCAGGCACCAAGACGCTCGACGCGCAAGCCGTCGGGCAATATTCGGCAGCGTTTGGAACGGGCACAAGCGTGCAATGGGTGCCGCAGTTTGATCTCTTCCATGCCGACCCAGGCGGCGAAGCGCCGCTGATCTTCGCACAAAACGAAGGCTTTGTCATTCGCGCAACAGTCCCAGCAACCGGTACGTGGCAGTTTGGCTGCACGGTGATCTGGACAGAGGTCACGGCCTACTGATGAGCACTATCAAGATCGTGCTGTCGCATCCGCACATCGAGCTAGAAGACGGCGCGATCGAATACTGCGTCAACTACCGCTTGACCGAGGCCGTGCGTGGCGTCGTTGATGGCGAAGTCGGCTACGAGCCAGCGGAAGGCGCAACGAAGGACCAGATCCTGGCGCAGCTATCTGTCATGGCAGCCGACCACGCCAACCTCCAGACCGAGAACGTGGAGGCGTTTACTGCTGCCGACGTGATCACGTGGGAGGCTCGTTGAGATGGCTCCCGACGAACGTGGCCAGATCAACCTGCGCGACGCGGTGGTCCCGCTGTCGGTCATCATGTCGATCGTCGGCGGTGCGCTGATGATCCAGTCGCGGCTGCTGCAAGTTGAGTTCGCGGTGACGAACCTGCGGCAGTGGATCGAGACGCGCGAGGACACCAACTTCAAACGGCTCCAAGCCTTCTCGCAGGGCTTGGCCGATCGCAACCCGAATCTGAAAGTGCCTGAGGTCAAATGATGCGACAACCATGGATCTTGTCGTTGCTGCTGCTGACGAGCTGCGGCGTCTACACCAAACTCAACGACGCCATCGACCGCGTTGACCTGGCCACCAAGGAAGCCGAGAAGGCGCTGACCGGCGTCGAGGCCGGGCTGCGCAACATGGGCGAGCAGGGCCAGAAGCTCGCGGACAAGGCCGCCGAGGTGCGCGCCGCAGTTGCTGAAGCCGACAAAAACGGCGACGGCAAGGTTGCTGGCCTCGAAGAGTGGTATGGACTGGTCATGCAGCTCCTCGCCATCTTCGGCATCGGCGGCTACGCGATCTCGACCAATGCCAAGCGACGCGCCAACACGGCTGCGATCTACGAGCAGCTCGACGGCCTCAAGGATCGCATCCGTGAGACGCCCAGGGCGTGACGCAGCGAGGGCAGCCGCAGTGGCTGCTCTCGTGCTTTTCAGCGCGTGCGCGACAACGCAGGCGCTGGTCGAGGCTCCAGAGGAGTTCTGGTTGACCGTCGAGAAGTTGCTGTGGGCTATCTGGCAGGACGTGGAGTCCACGCTCCTGCTGTTAGGGATCTGAAGGAGAGGACATGGAACGCGCCGAGCTCGAAGAACTAATCCGTGCTCGAGTAACTTGCGGGCAATCGCAAAAGTCTGTCGCCCGAGAGTTAGGCGTGACCGAGTGGCGCGTTCGATGCGTGATGCGTAGCGAGGTGACGCGGCTCGTCATCAAGCGTGACCAAGTGCAAGTCCGCTTGCATACGGTGCAGGCCAAGCCGGTCTCGTCCAACCGCTGCCTGATCCTGTCCGACATCCACATCCCCTACCACGATCAGGCCGCGCTGGCCATCGCGCTGGAGTTTGCGCGCGATTGGAAGCCGACCGTCATAGTGCTCAACGGCGACATCCTCGACGCGCAGGAGATCAGCAGCCACCCGAAGGACAAGCACAACCCGATCACGTTCCAAGACGAGATCAACGAGGCTCGCCAGTTCCTCCGCGTGCTGCGCCACGATCACAAGAAGGCGCGCATCTACTACACCATGGGCAACCACGAGAACCGCTTGGAGCGGTATCTCACGCAACATGCGCCCGAGCTGTCCAGCGTGACGAGCCTCGCGCTCGACGAGTTGCTAGACCTGCAAGCGTTGGGCATTGAGTTCATCGACCAGCGGTGCAAGCTCACTGTCCCGCCGTTCGAGATCTTCCACGGCAGCATTATCCGCAAGGACGCTGGCAACTCCGTGCGTGGTCACATGACCAGGCGCGGCGGCTCGGTCGCCATGGGCCATACTCACCGCATGGGCATCGTGGCGCGCACCGACCGCAACGGCGTGCACTGGGGAGTTGAGAACGGGCACCTGTCGGATCCAGACCCCGACTGGACGCACGACCCCGACTGGCAGCAGGGCTTCTCCTGCATCGAAGAGACGGAAGGCGCCGTCTCGATCCGCCAGCACCACATCCACGACGGCAGGCTGTTAGTTGACGGGCGCATCTACCAAGCGGTGAACCATGGCGGACCAGAGAAGGACGAACATCCAGGCCGAGGTGCAGCGCATCCGCGAGCAGTATCTCGCAATGGTCCGCGGCCTCGGCGTCGAAGCTCTCGCGCCCGCTGAAGAGCGAGCGAAGATGGACCGCCTTGAGGACGCGCTTGCGCAGGTCTTCCTGTTCGCGGCGCAGCTCGACGCGGCCGCGCTGCTTGACGTCTACGGCGAGTGGCAGCGCATGGTGGACATCTACCCACTGGACGGCGACGCCGGTGAGTAGAAGTTGACAGCAAGCAGAACGCTTGCCACGATTCCGCCGCGACATGGGCACGGCTTGCGAGGGCCGTGCCTACCTCCCAGACCGGCGGCGACAGTGATGCGTTGAACGAGAGCAGCGCATGTTCGTGAGGGGTCGCCGCCGGTCACTTTCTCAGCACACCGCCCACGACGAGCCTCCGGCATGACCGTGCCGGGTTTTCTCACTCCTGACCGGGCGCGTCGTGGGCATCCTTCCCACCATGCCTTGCCACGCCTTCGGCTCCTGTCTTCTACGCCCGTGCGCTAAGTCCTGCGACGCTCGCTCCTCGAGCAAGCTCTACTGCTGGGCCGCGCTGGTCCTGTGCGCCTTGCTTTGGTTCTGCGCCATCGCGCTTTCCGTTGCTGCTCTAGAAAAGCTGAAAGGAAGTTGACACGCGCGAGCGAATCGCTAGCTTCCCGCCGGTCTGCACGTCGCAGACCTAGCAACCGACTGAACGAGTGAACGACATGATCTCCCTGAACGACATCCAACAGAACGTCCCGCAGGCTCCGCGCATCGTCATCTACGGCGTCCCCGGCATCGGCAAGACCACGTTGGCCGCCTGCGCGTCGAACCCGGTCTTCATCCAGACCGAAGACGGCTTGGGCACGATCACCGCGCCCGCCTTCCCGAAGGCCACGAGCTACCGCCAGGTTCTCGAAGCAATGGCCGTGCTGATCAACGAGAAGCACGACTTCGACACGGTCATCCTCGATTCGCTCGACGCGCTGGAGCCGCTGCTGTGGCAACACGTCTGCGAGGAGAACGGCAAGAAGAATATCGAGGAGTTCGGCTACGGAAAGGGCTTCACGTTTGCGGCGATGGAGTGGCGTCGGCTGACCAACGGCTTCGACAAGCTGCGCGCGAAGGGCATCACCGTCGTGCTGATCGGCCACAGCCAGGTCGTGCGCTTCGAGTCGCCCGAGGTCGATGCATACGACCGCTATCAGTTGCGCTTGCACAAGCTCGCCGAAGCGACGATCGTCGATTGGGCCGACGCTGTGCTGTTCGCCAACTACCGCGTCACGGCCGTGGTCAGCGGTGACCGCAAGCGTGGCGTTGGCGATGGCTCGCGCGTGCTGATGACCACCGAGCGCCCGGCCTTCCGTGCGAAGAACCGCTACCGCTTGCCGGACCAGATCCCCATCCCTGCCAACGACCCGCAGGCTGGATGGAACCAACTCATGGGCGCGATCGCGGACACGGTGTCCTGAGCGCGCTCTGAACCCTGTAACCACAACAACCAAGAAGAGAGAGAGACAGAACATGGGCAACCTAAACTTTGACGCGTCGAACATCGAGCCGAGCCAGAGCTTTGAGCCGATCCCCGATGGCTGGTATGCGGCCTCGATCATTGAGGCTGCGATGGTGCCGACGCGTGACGGCACGACCGAGCTGCTGAAGCTGACGTTTGAGATCGACGGACCGAACTACTGCGGCCGCCGCGTCTGGGAGCGTCTCAACGTCAACCACCCGAACGATCAACCGCGCCAGATCGCGCAGCGCAACTTGTCGTCGATCTGCCGCGCCATCGGCAAGCTGCAAGTCGCCGACACGGACGAGCTGCTGGGCGCAAAGCTGCTGATCAAGGTGCGCGCCGTGCCTGCGGACGGCAAGTTCGACGCGCGCAACGAGATCCGCGGCTACAAGGCCGGGATGGACACGCCGAGCGCAGCGCCTGCGCCGAAGATGTCGGCTCCTGCTGCGGCTCCTGCGAAGGCTGCGCCGTGGCGTCGCTGATCGAGCTGGCTTGACCAACACGCGGCCCGCTCGCTTGGACATGGCGTGCGGGCCGTTTTCATTGAACAACTGAACAAGGACAACGCATGGAGCTTCGCGGATATCAACAGCGCGCGATCGAGGCGTCGCTGGAATGGATGGGGAACAACTTGGGCAACCCGCTGGTGGTGTTGCCGACGGGCGCTGGCAAGTCGCTCGTCATCGCGGGCCTGATCAAGCACGCACTGACGGAGTGGCCCGACACGCGCATTGTGGTCGTGACGCACGTGAAGGAGCTGATCGAGCAGAACTGCGCGCAGGCCAAGCGATACTGGCCCGACGTGCCCGCTGGCATCTACAGCGCAGGCATCGGACGCCGCGAGGAAGGAGCGCAGGTGCTGTTCTGCGGCATCCAGTCGGTCTACGGCAAGGCGGCTCAGATCGGCTGGACCGATCTTGTGCTGATCGACGAAGCGCACCTGGTGCCGAAGGACGGCTTCGGACGCTACCGGACATTCCTCGGTGACTTGGGCAGCACGAACAACCGCATGCGGATCCTTGGCTTGACCGCGACGCCGTTTCGCACGGACAGCGGGCTGTTGCACGAGGGGGATGACCGCATCTTCCACGACATCGCATATGACGCCGACTTGGTGCAGTTGATCAAGGACGGCTACCTGTCACCCGTCGTGGCCAAAGGTAGCAAGGTCGAGATTGATACCGATGACGTGCACATCCGCGGCGGCGAGTTCATCGCGGGCGAGCTAGAGGCGGCCGCTATGGCTCCTGGCTTGGTGGAAGCAGCAACGTCCGAGATCATCGCGCGTGGCCAGGACCGCAAGTCGTGGCTGGTGTTCTGCTGCGGCATCAAGCACGCCGAAGCCGTCGCGGCCGAGCTGCGCGAAGCGGGCGTCAACGTCGCCACCGTGTTCGGCGACACCGACAAGGCCGAGCGCGACCGCGTCGTGAAAGAGTTCAAGGCAGGCGCGATCCGCTGCATCGTCAACGTCTCGGTGCTGACCACGGGCTTCGATGCGCCGCAGGTGGATCTGATCGCGCTGCTGCGGCCGACGTGCTCGCCTGGCTTGTTTGTGCAGATGGCTGGTCGCGGCTTCCGCCTGGCAGAAGGCAAGACGAACTGCCTGCTGCTCGACTTCGGCGGCAACTTCATGCGGCATGGATCACTGGACATGATCGAGCCGGTCAGCATGGAGACCGGTGATGGGTCTGGAGATCAGCCTGTGAAGACCTGTCCGAAGTGCTTCTCTCTAATCGCTGCGGCTCACCGGCAATGCCCAGACTGCGGGCATGAGTTCCACAGCCCGAAGATGGCGAAGCACCATGAACGGCCGGCAGAGGTGGTAGCGATCGCTGGCCTTGAGCCGAAGAAGGTCATCACGCAAGCGGTGGCTTCAGTTGAGTACTTCAAACACCAGAGAGAGGGAAAGCTGCCTTCAATGCAGGTCAACTATCGCATCGGCAAGCTTGGCATGCATTTCAGCGAGTGGGTCTGCTTTGAGCACGAAGGATACGCAGGCGAACGCGCAGCCCGCTGGTGGCTCTCGCGTGCGCAGGCTCCGGTGCCAGACACCGTTGACGAAGCTCTGCGTCGAAAGGACGAGATTGCACAGCCGCTGACCGTCACTGTTGAGTTCGGTGGACAGTGGCCAGAGATCAAGAAGGTGATCTGCAAAGTTGAACCGGGCATCCATGAACCAGACGCTCCCCCTCCCACCCCTCACGTTGACTACTCCGAGGTTCCCTTCTGATGTTCGCCTCTCCTCTCGATGCGGCGCTGCGATATGCAGCACGCGGCTGGCTGGTGTTCCCAGTCCGCGCTAACAAGCACCCGTTCACCCAACACGGTCACAAGGAAGCCACCAACGAACCCGCGCGTCTCGCCGCGTGGTGGGCGCAGTGGCCAGACGCGCAGGTCGGCGTCGATTGCGAGCGCAGCAGCCTCGCCGTAATCGACCTCGACTACGACCCAACCAAGTCGATCGACGGCCCGGCCGTCTGGTCCGTGTTGCTGCAAGACCACGGCCGCGACCTGTGCGGCCTGATCGCCACGACGCCACGCGGCGGCCGTCATCTGTTCTACTCGCTGCCCAATCCGCCGGTGAGCTCGCGCGTCGGCGTGCGGCCTGGCGTCGATGTCCGCGCCGTCGGCGGATACGTGGTCCTGCCGTCGCCCGCATCGCCTGGCCGTGAGTGGCGCACGGGCGACCCGTTCGACGTGGACAGCGACGGCGTCAGCGACATCGACCAGATGCCTGGCTGGGTGCGCGAACTGTGCGGCAGCCACCGTGGAGGCGAGAACTCTGGCGCGGAGTCCAGCGACGCCATGCCGTTGTCGGACGGGGACGTCGCGTCGATCGAAGACGCGCTCAAGCACGTGGACTCGGACCCGCACGACCTGTGGCTGCAAGTCGGCATGGCGCTCAAGAGCACTGGCGCGAAGGACCAGGCCTACGAGATCTGGTGCGAGTGGTCGGCGCAGTCGGGCAAGTTCACGCCCAAGGACCAGCGCAGACGGTGGAACTCGTTCAAGGAGTTCCGTTGGGACGGCTCCGAGATCACGCTCGGCACGCTGTTCCACCTTGCTCGAGACGGCGGCTGGATGCCCGGCGTGTTGCAGGAACTGGCGGGCGACATCGAAGTCCCCGAGCCCGAGCCGGACTACGCGCCGAGGCAGCTCCAGAAGCGGCCGTTCCCGCGCAAGCTCCTCGACGTGCCCGGCATTATCGGCGAGCTGGTGTCGTGGATGCTGACGCAGTCGATCCGTAGGCAGCCGTCACTCTGCCTGGCGTCCGTGCTCGCGTGCATGGGCGCTCTGATGGGCAGGCGTGTCCAGACCCGTGGCGGCCTGCGCACCAACCTCTACATGCTCGGCATCGCCGAGACGGCCAGCGGCAAGAACGCGTCCCTGCGTCTGCCGCAGCGGGCCTTCGCGCTCGCCGGCCTGAGCAACTGGATCGGCCCGAGCGAGTGGAAGTCGGACTCCGGCATCCGCTCCTCGCTGGTCGATGAGCAGACCAGGTCGCACGTCTGCTTGATCGACGAGATGACCAAGTTCTTGCAGCAGGTGACCCACCCGAACGCGGGCGGCCACCAGCTCGGCATCAAGCGCACCCTGCTTGAGCTGTTCAGTTGCGCGGGCGACACCTGGCTCGCGGCCGCCTACGCAGACCGCCGACTCAACGCGCCGACCCCGCTTGAGGAGCCGCACCTGTGCTTCTACGGCACCGGCGTGCCGAGCGAGCTGTTCTCCAGCATGGACTCGGGCGCCATCCGTGATGGCTTCTTGAACCGTCTGCTGGTGTTCGTGTCCGATGACGCTCTCCCGCAACGGCAGACGGTGGACCGCGACGATCCGCCCGCTTACGTGCTCGAACGCCTGCGCGAACTGGAGCGTCTGACCCGTCGGCAAGGCAACCTGCACGGCGTCTGCCGCAAGGTGGCCTACCAGGAAGCCGCAGAATCGCTCCTGGGCTCGTTGGCGGACCGGAACGACGTTCGCATCATGGAACTGCGCAGAGGCGAACTGGCGGCCTTTGCGGACCTTTGGGCGCGGTTCACGGAGCACGTGGAGAAGCTGGCGCTGTTGCGCTCGGTTTGCCGCGATCCGTCCGACCGCATCAGCCTCGATGACGTCGAGTGGGCGGGCGAGCTCGTGTCCTGGTGCATCGAGCGCACGTGCGCCGAAGCGGCCGAGACCATGGCCGACAACGCCGTCCAGGCCATGCAGAAGCGCGTCCTGCGGCTCGTCCGCGACGCTGGGCCCATGGGCATCACCATGGCCCAACTCAGCCGCAAGACCCAGTGGCTGCGACGTAGCGAACGCAAGGACGTGCTGGCCTCGCTTGTCGAAGGCGAAGAGGTCGTGACGCAGGAGACCGTGACGCTCGGACGCAAGAAGACCGTCCTGATCGCGCGCGACTTCCTCGCCCCTTGAAGAAAGGGTCGCCTTGAAGAAAGGCTTGAAGAAAGGGTCCGAGCTAGAACCCAGCGCAAGGCAACGACTTGCAGCACGAAGTGGGATCGCTTGGACCCTTATTTCTTGAAATAAGCCACCCCTACCGTGGAGGGAGATAATAGGTGGTCTAACTTTACCCTAACTTGGGAAGGGGGGTAGCCTTGAAGTATTGAAATAAGGTATACTATATATATTAAGTATATATAATACATACACTTACGTTCGGACCTTTCTTCAAGTTGACCCCTTGAAGAAAGGTTGAAGAAAGTGAAGGAAGCCCCCCTACTTGCGCCGCTCCGAAAGCGTGGAGGTGTCGTAGTTCGGCCGCAGGTGGTGTAAATCCGCCCGACCTGGTGTAGATCCGCAGCTCGTGGCGCTTATGACCGGCGCCGACGCTTGGGGACTCCGGCCTGCCAGGCCAACATCAACTCGGTGATGGAGATGCCGAGGAACGTCGAGAGCCGGTAGGCCTTGGTCCTCCATGGTCGAGCCAGGCCGCGGCACCACGAGTAGATGGTGTTCGGGGAGAGGCCGAGCTGGCGGGCGACCTGGTATTGCGTGAAGCCGGTCCGCTCGATCAGCGTGGACAGCTTGGTGGTCGCCTTGGTGGCACTTGTGGTCGGCTCCGACATAGGCACTACATCTAGCGGTGGTTCTAGTTTGCTTCAACTTTCCCGACAGAAGAAAGCCGACTGGAAGTTGACAGTGGGCGAGCGAACTCTACGTTGGCGATTCGATCTGAACCACTACCTAACGAGAGACGATGACGATGACGACGAATAGTGTGAAACTGATCGAGATCGGAAATGACGCCATACTGTGGCTGGACGATGTGGGTGTGCGCATGACGCGTGACACTGATGGAGCAGGCTGGGTGTCGTGGGATGCCTTACCGCGCACGGATGTGCTGGCATGGGTGAGGCAGATCCAATTGGCTGGCATGGCCGCTAATGAGGCGCAGTCCAACGACGATGCGCGCATGGCGTTTCTGTACGTCGGAGGTGAAGCGTGAGCTACCTCGTTACCATCATGGCCGAGCCGATCCGGCTGGCCGATTCGTACATTGAAGCCACGCAGATGATTGCCGAGCATCTCGGCTCCTGCGTGGTGGGCTATCCTGGCGACATCACCGATGGTGGCGATCGCACGCTTGTTTGGCTCACCGAGGAGGATGCCGAGGGCGACGATGGGCAGCACGCCATCGCACAGATCGTTGTCCGTGGATGTGGCCTGTGAGCAACCAACGCACCAAGGCCGACCGCGACGTCCTGCGCCGCGAGATCGAACGACACAACCCGTGGGTCTACGCGTCCGGCTCGCTGGCTCTGGTCACCGAGATCCTGGGCACGCCAGACCTCAAGGCCGAGCGCAGGACGATCGACCTGGTCAACTGGGAGAACGGCCTGCGCGCCGAAGCACTGGCCAAGGCGCTGCTCAAGATCCTTGATGACGAGGAGCTTGCACAGTGACCAAGCCAAACAACGACAGTTGCAAGGTTTACAACTTCGTTTGCAACGTTTGCAAAAGGCGGAGCCAATCGAAGCGCAACCAGGCCGTCTGCTTCTCCTGCTCGGCTAAGAAAAGCGGGCAGTTCCGCGATCGACCAGACCTCACCGCCGCGCAGCTCGAAGACCGCATGACCCAGATCATCGCCGACGAACTGAGGATGCCATGGGAACGATGAACGACTGGGAATACTGGGCGCAGGATGACCTGCGCGTCGAAGTTCGGGCGCTCGATACCGCAGCCCGCAAGCCGCACCTGGCTATCGAGCCGGGCGAGCGTTACGAGGGCGTGGAGCACCGCTGGGTCCGCTCTGCCTACCAGTTCCGCGTTGCCAACCGCGAGCGCGTCATGTCGAAGCCGCACGTGACCTGCGACCGCTGCGAAGGGCACGGCGCTTACAACCTGCGCCGGTCGGTCATGCCTGGTGATTACTTCTGTGTCGATTGTCCCAAGTGCTCCAACCTCGGAGTCGTGCCAGCATGACCACGCCAACCCAACGAACTCTCACGTGGGCCCGCGACCTCGGCTACACCGTGCAGGTGGTCGAGAAGTGGAACCCGCACGCGCGCGTCCGCCAGGACCTGTTCGGCTGCATCGACATCGTCGGCCTGTCCGACAAGATCATCGGCATCCAGGCCTGCGCCGACAGTAGCCGCTCGGCCCGCGTCAAGAAGTCCCTCCTGGAGCCACGCATCGAGACATGGCTCAAGGCTGGCGGCCGCTTCCTCGTCGTGTCGTGGGGTAAGAAAGGACCACGGGGCGAGCGGAAGACCTGGACTGGGACCGTGGTCGAGCTGTCCCTGAACGCCGACGGCTTCGTCCTGGCCGAGCAGTGGGACGAGAACCGCTCGCTGGCGATCCCATGGCCAGAAGACGCCCAGGGCTGTTGGGACGAAGAGGCGCATGAGGCATGCTGTGACCATGGCTGACTGGCGATCTGTTTGGCGGGCACCGCAGGATGACTGGGGCGACGATGACCTGGTCGGGCACATGGTCGCAACGGCGATGGGTTACATGACCAAGGTGCTCGACGAGACGCACATGAAGCTGGCACGCCAAGCTCTGATGCAGCGAATGCGCAACCTACGCGAGCAGGCTGCGCAGGCGAAGCCAAAGGACTGACATGGCCATCCGCCGCATCAAGATCAAGCACCGACCGCTGCGTGACTGGTGGGGCTATGCATACCCAGAAGAGAACCGCATCGAGATCAGCACCAACCTCAGCGACTCGCAATACCTTGACACGCTGATCCACGAGATCCTGCACGTGCTCTACCCCAACGCGGCCGAGACCACGATCGCAGACCAGGCCAGCACGATCCGACACTACGTCTGGCGCGCTGGTTACCGATCGGGCAGGCCGCTGCGCAAGCCGAGGAAGAAGTGAACATCACCAAGCACGACATCGACCGACTGCACGCAGTCTCTCGCCGCATCCGGCGCAAGGCGTGGATGGCCTACGGCGCCGATGACCTGGCGCAGGACACGGCTGCGCATTGGTGCCAATACGGGCAGGACGCGCAGAGCTTCCTCGGCTGGACGATCCACGCGGCCTGGCAGATCCAGCAGCAGCGCCGCCGCCGCGAGACCGTGCGCGAGCCCGAGTTGCAACGCGACAGCGACCGCATCGAGGTCTCCGTTGAGCTTGACCCGGTCGAGCTGCTGATCGCGCAGGAGACGGCGCAGCAGGCGATGCAGGCCATCGCCGCGTTGCCGCGTCGAGACGTCGAGGTGCTCGCGTTTCGCATGCAAGGCATCGACGACAACCAGGCCGCGCAGAAGTTCCGCATGTCGCCCGAGGCCGTGCGCCAGGTCGTGTGCCGCGCACGCCGCAAGATTGAGAGGGCCATCCAATGACCAAGCTCACCAAGTTGGGACTAGATCTCGTGCGCATGTCGTGGTCCGTTGACAAGGACGGCATCCAGCGCACGCACTTCGAGGCGTGCTACGTCGGGCACCACGCCTGCGCCATCCAACGGTTGGCAGACGAGGTCGAGATGCTGCGCGAGGCCATCGGCGAGTTCGTCAAGTGGGACAAGGGATCGCACGGTGGCCGCTGGGCCAAGGCGCTGCATCGGATCCACGAGATTGCCGACGAGGCGAAGGAGCAGGCGTGACCGTCACCGACGAACAGATCCGCGAGCTGCTCGCCACCTACGTGCACTGCCGCAAGTTTGCGCAGACGGGCTACGTGGGCAGCAACGCCGTCACGATCATCGCCGCGCTTGAGGAGCTCCTTGAGCGACGCGCAAACGACATTCCCCAGCGTGTTGCTGGGGCCGAGGAGGTGCTTGGATGTTCCAGACAATCTCAAAAGGACGATCTGGGGGCGGCGTCCACGCGTTGGGCCTCCTCGGTTTTTTCTAAACGCTGGCCGCAGGGGACCGACGGATGACGCTACCGGACGAGCGCCTACGGGCTCTGCATCAAGCGCGCGATCTGCTTCGCGGTCTCCTCGACCCGAAGAAGACGCCGCGAGTGCCGCTCGAAGTGCGCCGCTGGGCGTCCCGCGTGCTCAAGCACTACCCGCTGGACGTCGAGATCGACGATCTGGCTGACCACCCGATGCTCGGCGGCAAGCGCAGGGACTGATATACTGGAGGCACCATGGCAACTACTAACACCGTTACGTCGCCTGCATCAGGTGACACGCTCTACTCTTTCACCGCATTGGCTACAGACGACACGTTCGATATTGATGCGAGTGCGGCAAAGAGCATTCTGTTTCAGGTCACTGGTGGAACGTTCGGAGCGACGCCTGCGGTCTGCGCTCTCACGGGATCGCTAAATGGAACCAACTGGGCTCCGCTGTTTGGAAAGCAGCAACTTACCACCGGCGTTGCCGTGACCACTGCTGCTAGTGCGTCGGCGGCCAATCAGACCATCTGGGACGTTCAGCCGACGCGCTTTGTGCGCGTGCAAGTGACGGGCTCTGGCGGCTCTGGCATCACCTGCAACGTGTTGATCAGGACGATCCACGGATGACCAACGCGCCCGTCCGCATCCAGAACATCTCGGCATTGCCGCAGCATGGGTGGGTCTTCATCGGCCTGCCCGCTGTGGATATGCCTGAGGCCGAGGCAGGCTGGCTCGTCACCGAGCAGAGCATCATGCCATGGGTCCGCGAGCCGCACGGAGTCCGCGTGCTCGCGTCGGTGCCTGCCTCGAGCACGATCAAGTGCTACTGGTCGGACGAGCCGCGCAAGCTGGATGCATTCGCTTGGCATCCGATCCTCGCCGACAACGCGCTGGCCATCCTGCCGCAGTTCAAGCTCGCAGGCGTCGGGCCGACAACGTCGAGCCTCGACCTTGTGCGCTCCTCGCCGGCCGCGATCGTCTGGCGCATCCGCGACCACTGGGCCGCCGAGAAGGTGACCGTCGATTGCTGGCTGACGGTTTCGTCGGGCATGGCGTCGGTCGAGTTCACAACGCAGGTGGTCTACGGCACGACGGAGAACAACGGCCAGGCGCAAGCGGTCGATCTGCCCGAGGTAACGATGACCTCGCGCGCTCGCATCCACTTCGACTTCGCCCGGCGCAACGGCCAAGAGCAGGCGCAGCAGTTGCCCAACTTGCCGACGTGGCGAGGTGTCATCCGCCCGGCAGGCCGAGCTCACCGAGCTGCGCGCTGGGAGTCCCGCGGCGTGCTGCTGCCGTTCGATGACGTCGCTCGCCGAGACGCGCCGCTGTCCGCGCTCTACATAGGATGGGCCGACAAGTGGATGGCGCTTGGCAAGATCGTCGAGGCAACGCCCGATCTGCCGCAGGTCCGCGAGACGCAATGGCAGCAATACAACTTTGGCCGCGGCTCCATGCTCGACATGCGCCCGCGTTGCCAACCGCGCGAGACCGGAACGACGGGCGACCAACCCGACTTCGGCTGCGCGTCCGACCTGGCCGTCACGACCGGCGATCCGTGGGAGATCCATGACGCGCTGTGGCAGTGCCAGTCCTTCGCGCTGCGCCCGACGGGCAACAGGGAGCCAGGCGGTGCCCCAATGCGCGCCGAGCTGCATCCCAAGGCCACGATCTACAACCAGCGCGTGGACCTGGCCTACGGCGTCGAAGACCGCCTGGGCTGGCCTGGCGTCAACCAGATCGGCTGGATGCCTTCTCCATCGACCACGCTGTGGACGGCGGCCGATGACCAGCACCGCAGCGACAACTTCCTACACGCGACCTACGCGTTGACGCGCGACCCCGCGCTCGAACAGCTCATCCTCGACCACATCGAGCTGGACAAGCTGGACGTCTACTACCAGCAGCCCATGGTGCCGTCGCCTCGATCCGTCGGGCGCATGGCGCTTACTCGGGCGAACCAGATCTGGCTTGGATTCACGGACGCCACGCAGGTCGCACGCACGTGCGCGCAGCGGGCGATCGTCAACAGCCCGCTCTCGACGCTGCCGCCCGACCGCGAGATCCGCACCATCGGCGGCCGCGAGCAGGCGAAGTATGGGTGGTCTGACGCCAACGGTCAGCCGGTCATCGGCTGGCAATCGTGGCAGGAAACCATCGCGGCCATCGGCCTGCTCGCGCTCGGTAAGCAACTGCGCGACGGCGAGATGATCAACAGCGCCATGAGGCTTGCGCAGACGGTTGTGACGCAGTGCTTCGACCTCTCGACCCGCAGGCACGCATACGCGGTGCGGTGGATGGAAGGCGACGTGCTCGGCACTGGGGCCTGGCCGACCTCGGTTAACTCGGCGGGCGAGGGCTGGACCTCGTTCATCTACGTCTCGCCTGCCTGCCAGTCGTGGTCGATGGCGTCGGCCGTGATGATCTCCGAGATCAACCAGCAGGCGCACTTCGTGTTGACTTCGTTCCCGCCTGCGCAGCGCATCAACGACGCACGGTGGAGGGCTCTGTGACCGAGTCCATCGACCGTGATGCCTGGATGCTGCAACTGACCCGCAGCGTCCGCCACCACAAAGCGTCGGCGTTGTTCCTCGACGGCGTGGCCAAACGGCTTGCCGTCGGCGAGCTCGAATACGGCAACGCATCGTTCGATCTGCCGATCGACACGATCGTCCGCGAGATCCTTGACGAGACCCTGGACCGTGCGGGCTGGTGCTACGTGCTGGAGCGCGCCTGTCGCAAGCAGGCCGAGGCCGAGGCATGCACGCTCAAGCGCCGCGAGGAACTGCTGGCTCTTGCCGAGTCCGCTCGCACTGTCGCCGTCTCTGCGTTCGAGGCGTTCGCGCACGACCGCGAGATGTTCTGCCAACCCGTTACGCACGCCGCGCTCGATGAACGCGACGGTGCCTGGAATGCATGACCGAAGAACCCACAGACAAGCCGAAGATCGGCAGGCCGCGCGTGATGACTGACGAAGTGATCGAGAAGATCCTTGGTACCATCCGCTTGGGCCTGCACCAAGACCGCGCTGCCATGGCCCATGGCGTCAGCGCGGGCACGCTGCGTTCGTTCAAGAAGCGCAACCCCGAGTTCGCGCGCATGGTCAAGGAAGCCGAGGCATCAGCAGAAGCGGGCTTCCTGTCCCGCATCCTGATGCACACGGACAAGCAGTGGACCGCATGCGCGTGGATGCTGGAGCGTCGCTGGCCAGAACGCTGGGCCAAGAAGGAGCACGTCGAGGTCAGCACCAAGGGCGAGGCCGAGCAACTGCTCAAGGACTTGCAGCTCATCCGCAGCCGCAACGCCGGAGTCGCCGAAGACGAGGCGCATGCCGCTGCCAGCTAGGTGGTATCCGCTGGAGCCGCATCCCGAGCAAGTGCGGCTAGTCCAGTCCACCGCGCGCTGGAAGGTCGTGGCCGCCGGGCGCCGATCTGGCAAGACCGAGAGGGCCAAGCGCAAGCTCGTCGAGGCCGCGCTGGATCCGCCCAAGGTGCCGACGCCGACGTTCATTGCCGCGGCTCCGACCCGCGACCAGGCCAAGCGCATCTGGTGGGATGATCTCAAGGCGCTGTCCCCGCGTCAGTGGATCTCAGCGATCAGCGAGTCCGAGCTGACGATCCACTACAAGACCGGCTCGCGGCTGATGGTCGTTGGCATGGACCGCCCGCAGCGCGTCGAGGGCATCCCGATCGACGGCTGCGTCATCGACGAGATCGACGAGTGCAAGCGGTCTGCCTGGTCATCGTCGCTGCGTCCTGCGCTCTCGACGCGCGGCCGACCTGGCTGGTGCTGGTTCATCGGGCGACCGAAGGGACGGGCGCTGCTTTACGACCTGTGGACCAACGCCAAGACAACGCCTGACTGGGACGCGTTCCACTGGACTTCGAGCGATATCATCGGCGCGGCCGAGGTCGAGGCCGCCAAGCGTGACCTCGACCCGCGCATGTTCGCGCAGGAGTATGAGGCCGCCTTCCTCACCGCATCTGGCCGCGTCTACTACGCGTTCGACACGGCCGTCCACGTGCAGCCGGTGCGATACGAGCCGACGCTGCCTCTCGTGTTCTGCTTCGACTTCAACGTCGCACCAGGCTCGGCCGTGGTGGTGCAAGAACAGACGCTGGGGCCCAAGGTGGTCACGGCCGTCATCGGCGAAGTGCACATCGCAGACGACAGCCGCACCGATCTAGTCTGCGACGAGCTGGCGCGCATGTATCGCGGGCACACGGGCGACGTCGCTATCTACGGCGACCCGTCTGGCAATCAGCGCAGGACCAGCGCGCAGTCGAACGACTGGGACCTGGTGCGTCAGCATCTGCGCAAGACGTTCCCGCGCATTCTCGACCGCGTGACCAGGTCTGCTCCGCCGATCGTGGACTCGGTCAACAGCGTGAACGCTCGGCTGCTCAACGCAGCAGGCGACGTACGCTTCGCAATCAACGCGCAGACCGCACCGCAGACGCTCAAGGACTTGGAGTCGGTCACGTGGAACGAGGACAAGGACACGCGCGACATCGACAAGAGCGACCCTAAGCGCACCCACTGGAGCGACGCTCTGCGATACTACATTCACGAACGCCATCCCATCGGTGGCAGCAGCATGAGGATCACGTAATGGACGGACACACGATTGGGCAGTGGCACAGTTCGCGGAAGGCCATGGAGGTTGACCGCATCATCACGCGTGCGCTGCGAGGCGGCACGACCGCGATGCGCTCGATGGGCACGGCGCTCACGCCGATGGACCACCGCGAGCGCAGGCAGCCCAAGGAGTATGTCTCTCGCTTGCTGCGCACGTTCCTGTTCCCTGCCTACGATGACGCCATCACGGGCATCGTAGACAAGCCGTTCCAGCGCACGATCGTGCTGAAGGACTCCGAGCTGCTGCCCGAGAACCTGCGCTACATCGAAGACGATTGCGACCGCGAGGACACCAACCTCACGACCATGGGGCGCATGCTGCTCGATTCGATGGCGGACACGGGCCTTGCCTGCCTGCTCGTGGACAAGCCGGGCGCGCAAGTGGCGACCGAGTTCGACGAGAGCGGTGCGCCGATTGCGTTCCGCAACATGACGCTGGCCGAGGAAGAGGCCAACGACGTGCGGCCGTACTTCGCGTTCGTCCACCCCGACAACATCATCAACTGGTCGTGGCGTCGTGACTCGACGGGCAAGCGCATCCTCGCTGGCATTGCCATCTACCATGAAGACCACGAGGTCGATCCGCAGACGATGCAGGAGCGCACCGTGCAGACCGTGCTGGTCTGGACGGAGCAGGTCTTCGAGATGTGGGAGCGCACGATGCCTAGCTCGATCGCCGGGCTATCTAGCACGATCGACACCGGGGCCGACTTGCTGATCACGGCCAAGCAATCCTCGACCGCGACGAGCGCGACCGACCGCGACCCCTACCGCCTGGTGCAGCAAGGCATCAACCCGCTCGGCGTCGTGCCGTTCGTGTTCCGCAACGTCAGCAAGCGCAGCAACGACCCGCTGGTGGCCAAGCCGCCGCTGATCGACCTGGCGTGGAAGAACGTGGACGACTGGCTCGTCACCTCGTCGCTCTCAAGCAACCTGCACTGGCACAGCTACCCGGCGTTATCGATCTCGGGCGCGTCGAGCGACCTGGCCGACGGCACACAGGAGATCGTCTACGGCGCAGGCGCCACGATCATCAGCCGCGACCCCAACATGCAGGTCGGCTTCGTCGAGACAAGCGGCGCGGCCGCGACCAAGCTCATGGAGCGGCTGCGCGACATCCGCACCGAGGAGCAGAGCCTCGGCCTTGCGCCGTTCGTCGAGCAGGTGACCGCAGGCAGCACGGCCACGGCCGTTGACGCTGCGGGCGCGCGAGCGCAGAGCCGCGTGCAGTCGTGGACCGAGCAACTGGAGTGGCTGCTTTACGATGCCTACGAGATGGCGATGCTGTGGGAGACTTCGGGCGCGAGCGACGAATTGCCCGAGTCGTTCGACATCGACATCTTCCGCGACTTCGGCATCCCGACGCGGGCGCAGACCGACCTTCAGACGCTGACCACGGCGCGTCAGTCGAAGGAGATCACGCAAGCCACCTACCTGCGCGAGCTCCAGAAGCGCGGCACGCTGGGCGAGGAAGTGGACATCGAAGCCGAGGTCGCCGAGACGCAGGCCGAAGGGCCGGACCTCGCGGGCATGTCGATGCCGATCCCGCCCGAGCAGCCCGCGCCGCCGATCCAGCCGGAAGTGCCGGACGTCGAGGATGAGCCGGTGGTGGAAGAGGAGGTCCAGGCATGAACGGCGACCGCTGCACCTCCTGCGGCGCCGTTCTGGTTCACGGACACTGCACCTGCCAGATCAAGGTGGACTGACCATGCGATGCGACCTGTGCAACGAGATCCTCGACTACGGCCAGCAGTTCATCTGCCTCAACCGTTGGTGCGTCTCTGTCGGTGGCACGGTGCGCATGATGCAGAAGGACAGTCGCAACGGTTACACGTGGGATCCAGAGGCCAGCAAGGGCGGCGTGCTGCCGTTGTGCTGGCCGCACTGCGCTTCGACCTACATCGACGGGCAGATGATCGAGCTTGCCTACGACGAGAAGCAGAAGCGCCATGGCTGAACCAGACGATCCCAAGCAGAACGTCAACGCGCGCATGCAGGACCGCGCGATCCGTCACGCCATCTACCTCGAACGCTACTACGCCACGGCGACGCAGCAGGTGGTGGGCTATCTCAACGAAGAGGTCTACCCCGACCTGTTGGCCAAGCTCGCCGTCCGCCTTGAACGCATCCGCCTTCGCGGCGTGGACTCCGGCTTCGCCACGACCAAGCGATACGCGACCATGCTGGCCGACATCAAGGCGATGCTGAAGGGCGGGCACGACGAAGCGCGCAGGATGCTGGCCGAACTTATGCGCGAGCTGGCCAAGGTCGAAGCGCGCTGGCAAGAGGGCATGATCGGCCAGTCGATCCCGAAGGAAGCGCACGTAGTCGTGCTGCCGGATGACACGGTAAACCTGCGCATCGTGCAGCAGGTCGTGGATCAGCCGATCCAGGGCAAGCCGATGAAGAAGTGGTGGGATGACCTGACCGCGCGCACGCAGGAGAAGATCACTACCGAGATTGGTAAGGGCTTGAGCCAAGGCGAGACGGCGGACCAGATCGTGCGCCGAGTTCGAGGCACGCAGGCCAACGGCTACCGCGACGGTGCACTGAGCGCGACGCGCGAGCAGGCTGCGGCCATCGTGCGCACGACCAGCAACCACGTAACCACGCAGGCGCGCGAGGTCACCTATGGCGAGATGGAGTCCGTGCTCAAGGGCGTGCAGTGGGTGGCGACCCTCGACACGAAGACCTGCCCGATCTGCGGCCCGCTCGACGGCAAGGTGTTCCAGCTGAAGGAAGGCCCGCGTCCGCCAGCGCACTGGAACTGCCGCTGCACAACGGCTCCGGTCACCAAGTCGCTGGCCGAGATCATCAAGGGTAGCAAGGCCAAGAAGGCCGAGGCCGCCGAACTGTCCGCCTCGACGCGCGCGAGCATGGATGGCCAGGTGCCCGACGCCGTGACCTACAACGACTGGGTCAAGCGGCAGCCCAAGGACGTGCAGGACCAGATCTTTGGCCCAGGCCGGGCGCGTCTACTGCGCTCGGGCCATATTTCTCCCAAGGATTTGGTGACCAAGACCGGACGCCTGCGCAGCCTCGACGAGCTCAAGGACTCGTAGGCGCGGTCCGGTTCGGCCTCGACCGCTTGTGGTCGTGCTCGAGTAAGCGCGAAGGATTCTCGACGCCGCCGTCCGCCGCCGAAGGAATCGCCGCTCAACTCGCGCAGCGGAAGTGCCGATAGCTTGGGCATGATCCGCTCTCTCTCGTTGGTCCTGCTCCTCTGCTCTGTCCTGTCCGCCCAGATCCGCCTGCGCGACGTTGACGCTGCGCGCCGCGAGCTGCGCCCGTGGCTCGACGCCGTGGCCATGGTCGAAAGCCAGGCCGATGACCAGGCCGTAGGCGACGGCGGCAAGGCGATTGGCCGCTTCCAGATCTGGGAGATCTACTGGTCGGACGCCTGCCAGGTCTGCCCGGCGCTGCGCGACGCGGTCTACCAGGACGTGACCGACCGCGTCTACGCGGAACGCGTGGTGGTCGCTTACATGCTGCGCTATTGCCCGCAGGCTGTGGCGGACAAGGACTGGGAACGGCTATCCCGCGTCCACAACGGCGGCCCGCGCGGCCATCGCAAGCAGGCGACCGTTGGCTACTGGCACAAGGTCCAAGCGCAGCTTGGGCGATCTTGAGCGATTAGGGGACTTGTGCGCCCGATTGGAAGTCGATACCTTTCCGACTGATGGTATTCCGCATCGTCGCAGACAAGGACTCCGATCTTCCCGAAGGGCTGCGCGCCCATGCAAAGCAGGAGGGCGACCGTTGGGTCGTTAGCTCGCTGCCAGAAGGATGGGAAGTGGGAGACACCGTTGGCCTGCGCAAGTTTCTTAGCGAGGAGCGCACGGCGCGGAAGACCGCAGAGAAGGCCCTTCAGGCTTACGAGGGCATCGACGACGCGGCGGCAGCTCGTGAAGCTCTGACGCAGATGAAGGCGGGGTCGCTGAAGTCTGCGAAGGAGATCGAAGAGTTTCGCAAGTCGTTGGAGACGAAGGTGGCCGCTGACCTAGCGAAGAAGGACGCCATGGCGCATGGTCTGACCAAGCAGCTCACCGAGCTGATGGTGGACAACGCCGCACAAAAGGCGATCGCTGAAGCGGGCGGCAACCTCAAGCTGCTGTTGCCGATCGTCAAGGCAGCAGTGAAGGCCGAGACTACTCCAGACGGGCGTCTGGCGGTGTCTGTGGTCGATGACTCGGGCAAGGAACTGGTGAGCAAGGCCGCGGGCGCGACCTCTCCCATGTCCATCAACGAGTTCGTTCATACGTTGCGAGAGCAGGCCGAATACAAGGTCGCCTTCGCAGGTTCTGGAACCGGGGGCTCCGGTTCCACGTCTTCGACCGCGGGCGCGGTTCGGGCGTCAGTCCCAGGATCTCTATCCGCGAGGGAGCTGTTCGACCGTGCCAGTATGCACCGGTAGCGAGCTTCTGGGAGCCGCTATGACGCTTCCTCGTGGGCAAACACCCATTGAGGAAACCTCATGGCCGTTACTCTTCTCCAGTCCGCTCTGACTGCGGAAGCAAACGGTGAGTTCAAGAAGGCAGGCGTTCTGAAGACGTTTGCCGACAGCTCGCCGCTGCTCGCCGCTATGCCCATGCTGCCAATCCAAGGCAGCGCTTTCGCCTGGACGCGCCAAGCTTCGCTCGGCTCGGCAGGCTTCCGTGCCGTGAACGGTTCCTACTCGGAATCGGCTGGCACCGTTGAGACCCGCACCGTTGCGATGAAGATCATCGGCGGCGACCTCGACGTTGACGAGTTCTTGGTCCAGGCTCACGGCCCGGCCCACCGCGCGATCCAAGAGCAGGCGAAGGCCGCGCTCATCGCGCAGACGATCAGCTTCCAGATCATCAAGGGATCGGTCGCTGGTGGCGGTGGTTCGACCGGTGACGCCAACGGATTCGACGGTCTCCAGGTCCGTTACGGTGGCGGCTTCGGCTCGACGGCAGTCGTGGACGGCGGCGAGAACGCTGGCCAGATCCTCCAGAACTCTGGCGGCGGTGCGCTTTCGATGCGCTCGCTCGACGAGGCGATCCAGCAGACGGAAAACCCGACGCACCTGCTGATGGCCAAGAAGATGCGCGTCAACATCCAAGCCTTCCTGCGCGGCAGCTCGTCGGTGCAGATGGTTAAGGATGAATACGGCCGTCTCGTCACGACCTACAACGGCCTGCCAATCCTCGACGCGGACGTGCTCGGCACGGTCGGCGGCCTGGAGCAGATCGGCTTCAACGAGAACAACGACAGCAGCACGTCGATCTACTGCTTGTCGCTCACTGACATGGGTCTGTGCATGCCAACGGTCGGCGGTGTCCAGGTGCGTGACCTGGGCGAACAGAACGCCAAGGCGGTCCGTCGCACGCGCGTCGAGATGTATGCGAACATCGCAGACATTCACCCGCGTTGCGTGACCCGCCTCTACGACATCAGCGACCTAGTCGCCATCGCCTGATCCAAGGAGGACAACAACATGGCTTTTCAATGCTACTCGCTGACGCTCGATGGAGCGCTTCAGCTCGCTAGTGCAACCGCGGTCTCGACCGCGACTACGACCAACGGCACGGCGTTTGACCTTGGCGGCGCGGCCAACAACTGGCAGCGCTTCGCGGTGGTCATCGACTGGAGCGGTATGGACGTCGCTTCGGGGGACGAGCTGTATCGCTTCCAGGTACAGGGTGCCACGGCTTCGGCCTTCAGCACGGCCTACGTGTTGGCAGAGAAGCGCCTCGGCGACTCGACTGTCAACCTCCAGCCTGTTGATACGACGGCTTTGGGTCGCACGGTGATCTACTGCGACAACGTCGCAGTCACCAGCGCGACGGATTCGAGCAGCATCATTGCGACGCAGTTCGTCCGTTTGACCTGCGTCAGCAGCGGCACGACGCCTGCCGTGACCTATTCTGCCTGGATCGTCCCGATCCCATGATCTGAGCAACCGCACGACCGCGCGGCGCAAGCGGTCGCTTCCCTGTGACAGATCGCAGCTCGGCGGGCCGGAACTCCCGCCGAGCACTTACACCAGGAGCACCACGTGGCAGTTCGCAAGTTCATCCTGACCATCGGCCAGTCCAACGGCGGCACGAAAGCGGACTACGCGGCGTGGAGCGTCTTGCATTCGCAGATGGCTGTCGACTTCGACGGCGCTCTGTCACCAGCCGACGCGCAAGGTGCCTACAATGACACCTACACGATCCCAGGCACGTGGCCTGAGTTCCCGACGTGCTCGCTCAAGGGCGCAGCCGTTGACAGCATCCGCTACCTGACGTTCTACAACCCGTGCGCAACGGGCATCGCTTACCTGACGTATCCAGGCACGGCGCGCGTCACGACAATCGACCCATCGGTCACGACTAGCAGCCAGACGGCACTGACGACTTCGCTCAAGTGGCAGTTCGATCCGACGGGCCGCACAATCACGCGCGAACGCACTGGAACCACGCATACGGTTGCGTTCTGGGGCGGCGGCGTGTCGGCTGGCTTGGCTGACCAGATCCTTGTTGTTCCTGCGTTTGATCCGCCGACCGTTATTGGCGAGGAGATCACCTATCCGATCCGAGCAGGCGTCAACAGTGCTTCGGGTAGTTACATCTGCATCGAGCCACGCTTGGGCGATGATTTTGGAACCGACGGCAGTTGGAACGGGTCGTTGGCTGGCATGCGCGTGCGCTGCACTGCAAGTGCAAGCGCAGGCAATGTCGGACTTGTGCGCTACGTGAGCAGCATCACGTTGGACGGAAGCATTGCCAACGACGTTGCCGGAGCACCGCCAACGGTCAAGATCACGTTTAGCGAAGCTCTGCCAAACAACCCGTCGAATAACGACACCTTCGTGATTGAGCCGCCGCCCGTTGGCGCGGTTGACGTTCCTTTCGAGAAGTGGGCTTACTTCCTGCCGTGGTCGCCCATAGAAGGGCGCACAGTCACGGCCAACTTGGCTATCACTGCTGCGGCGTCTGCTGGCGTCGGTCTTACGCAACTCACCGCAGCGCACGGCGACGCAATCACTGTCGGTTCGTTTGTCAACATCACCGGTCAGGCTGCTTACCAAGGCACATGGCCGGTCATTGCTAAGACCTCGACCACGTTCACTATCGGCGCGAGCTACGTGGCACTTTCGGGTAGCAGTTTTGTGCGGCGGTTGCAGAAGGCCAACCCATACCCGCCGGGATTTAACTATCCGAACCACATCGCCACGCCGCAGTTCTACCAGCCGTTTGTCGGCGAGAGCTATCTCTACGGCGCGGGCTCGCCGTTCGCGTTGAGCGCACGAGCTGCATACCACACGGGCCTTGCCAACCGTTTGCAGGAGCAAGTCGGCGACATCATCTATGTGGTCAATCTCGCGGTGGACGGCACGACCATCGCGCAGCAAGACCTCTACCTCGACGCGGTCATCCCGGTCGCCTCTATCGGTTGGTTTGACCCGCACCAGCACACAAGCTGGAGCGCAGGCGACCGCAACAACCTGTTCCAGCGACTAATCGACACGCTCGACGCGGCCAAGCTCGCGGCGCAGCGCGAGAGCAACACGCTGGAGTGCCTGGGCGTGTTTTTCGTGCAAGGCGAAGGAGACGGCTCGTTCCTCGATCAAGCCGAGCGCTACTACCGCAACCTGACCACGTTCAAGGCCCAGGTGCGCGGCGCGATCAAGGACGCGGGCCTCTACGCAGGCACCGAGTCCACGATCCCGTGGGTGCAGCCGCTGATCACCACGACGCCGTGGCCGTTCGCGGCGACCATCAACTCGGCCATCCAACTGTGCGCAGCGGAAGACCGCTACATGCGCACGGTGCAGATGGACGACGCCACGAAGATCGTCGGCGATACGGCGCACTACGACGCAGCAGGCATCACGCTGCTCGAATACCGCGCCTTCCAACTCTGGCGCAACATCACCGAGCAGCTCGACGTTGGCGCATACGAGAGCGCTCTGGTGGTCGAGACGGGCACGGGCAGTTCGACCGCCAACAGCTACTGCACCGAGCTGTTCTGCACGACCTACTTCCAGAACCAAGGCGGCAATACGGCGTGGGACGCGGCGGACAAGATCCAGCGCGAGCGTGCTCTGATGCGCGCCACGTTCTGGATCAACCAGACCTACGGCGACCGCTTTGTTGGCTACCGCCAGGTCAACACGCAGGCGCTGGAGTTCCCGCGCTCGCTGGCATACGACCGGCAGGGCTACGAGATCGAAGGCGTGCCGGTGGCTCTGCAACGCGCCACGGCCGAGATCGCGCGCCGTTACCTTGAGGACTCGACGCAGTTCCTGGCCGACACGGCCGCGGGCTCCAACGTCGTTGCGGACTCGATCACGGTCGGCCCGATCTCGATCAACAAGACCTACGGCGGCGGCAAGGACACGGCCAAGAAGTTCGTGATTGTGGACCGGCTGTTCAAGGTCGCGGGCCTCATCGACAACTCGATCTGGGCCGACCGATGACAGTAGACGCTGCGCAGATCCTGGCCGACGTCTACTCGGCGACCGCTGAGGTCGGGCGCACCGTCACCGTCACGACCTACTCGGACACCTACAGCACGACCACCGGCAAGACCACGAGGACGGCGACTGACCACAGCGTGCTGGCGTCGCCGCTCTACTCGCAGACGCGCGGCGTCACGGCCGACTCGCAGCCACGAGGATCGGCGCAGTTGCTGATTCCTGCCAGCGGCCTCACGTTCACGTTGCAGGTTGGTGCAAAGGTCACGGTCGGATCGAAGATCTACACGGTGACGGTGGTCGGCCGGCTGGAGATCGGCACGACGCTGCTGGCCTACGAGCTCACGTTGCAGGAGGGCGCGCCGTGACCAACTCCGACAACGCGCGCTCGTTCCAGTTCCAGCTCGACAAGTTCATGTCGGACCTGGTGCCAGAAGCGGTGGTCCAGGTGCACGCCAAGATCACGCTGGACCTGCTCTACTCGCTGATCAAGAAGTCGCCTGTCGGCTTCCCACCGAGCTGGAAGAACACAGCGCCCAAGGGCTACGTCGGCGGCCAGTTCCGCAGCTTCTGGCAAGCCAACATCTCTGGCAGTGCGACGGTTGCACCAAAGACGAACGATGCGCGCAAGTATGGCGAAGATCCGTCCTCGAGGCAGACCGAAGCAGCAAACGCGGAGCTTGGTAAACTAGCTCCTTTCAGCGTGAGCTACATCGTCAACGGACTCCCATACGGCGACCGCCTGAACTCGGGCTGGTCGAGGCAAGCGCCCGCTGGCTTCATCGAACTGTCGATCGCTGAGGTCAAGAGCAAGACCGAAGCGGAGATCAGGACGCTGGAGGCCGAAGGTGGCTAGTCTCATCGCCACGGCCGCTGGCCTGATCCGTGACCGCTTCGCGGCGCAGATCACGACGCCCGAGACGCTGACCACGGTGCACGACAACGCGCCCAACCAGACGATCCCTTCGTCTGGTCGCTGGTGCCGCCTGTCGCTGCGCATGGGGCTCCAAGAGCAGCTCACCGTCGGCGGCCTGGGCCAAGGGCACTTCCGCACGACGGGCGTGGCGCTCATCCAGCTCTTCGAGCCAGTCGGCGCCGGTGACGGCACGCAGCTCGAACTCGTTGACGCAATCGTTGACGCCTTCCGCGGAGTGACGCTCGCCGGTCCGCCGCCGATCCACTTCGACCCACCCTACGTGTCGGCTCCGCCGACGCTCGACGATGGCCTCTGGCTTCTCGTCGTGACCATCCCTTTCCGAATCGAGGAGCAGGTCTGACATGGCCTCCATCAGCACGAGCAAGCTAGCAGTCCACGAGCGCGCGTCGCTCACTGGTGACGTTCCCGCTAACAGCACTTGGCAATACATCAACGTCCAGAAGCCTGGCGTCAGCGGTGGTCCGGCCAACCAGACGGTTGAGTCGCAGCTCATCCGCAACAACCGCAACCCGGCAGGGCTCAAGCTCGTCGGCCCGCAGTCGGCTCTGACGATCCCCTTTGAGACGCAGATCCCGACCTCGGCGTCAGAGAACTGGTGGTTGATGCTGAAGGCGTCGATCTATAGCGCGGCGTCTACGGCGGCCCAGAGCACGGGCAGCTTCACGTGGGCCACGACGGTGCTCACCGGCACTACGACCGGCTTCGAGCGCGGCGACGTCATCGAGATCTACGACACGGCCTCGCCGACGGTGAAGTACTACGCGCGCGTGACCTCGACGCCTGGCGCGACGATGTCGATCGACCTGACGAGGCCAGTCGGTCCTACGGGCCCGTTCACGGTGCGCCGTGGTGTCACGATCAAGAACGGCAGCACGCAGAAGAACTTCGCCATGCTGCGCGTCTTCCAGTCGCCTGGCAGCGTGAGCGACAACCGCTTCGAGCTCTTCGACAAGGAGACGATCGACGCGTGCAGCTTCTCGCTGACGAACAAGGGCATCATCACCGGCACGTTCAACACGGTCGGTGTTGGCTCTGATCAGATTGCGACGGCGCTCTCTGGTCTTCGCACCACGCAAGCGAGCGGCACGTTCAACGCGGCGTCTACTGGCGAAGTGGTCGATGCGACCAACAACGTCCCGTGGGTCAACGTCGCTGGTGCCGAATACGGCGTCCAGTCGGTCAGCTTTAACTGGGCCAACAACAGCCAGGCGCGCAGTAACGTCGGCGACTACGTGGCCGACAGCATCAGCGCAGGCGACTTCCGCGGCACTGGCCAGTTCACGGCCTACTTCGATGACATCGCCGAGTTCAACAAGGCGCTGCTCGGCACGGCCTCTTCGATGTATGTCGTGATGAAGAACAGCACTGGCAGCATCCTCACGCTGTCCATCCCGCGCGTGCGCTACGGCAACCCGACGCTGAATGGCAGCGACCGCGACGTGATTGCGTCGATGCCGTTCCAGTTCGAGGAAGATGCAAGCGAAGGGATCGGCATCCGCATTAGCTTCTTCGCATGAACCTGAAGACCATTCGACGGAACAAGGCGAGCAAGGCCGGTGTCTGGTGGGAATACCAGACCGGCCAGCGCATCGACGCGCCCAACGGACAGTTCTGCGTGCGAGTCGCCGAGCGCGACAACCCGCAGCACCGGGCCGTGCTGGCAAGGCTGCAACTGGCCAACGCAGAGAAGCTTCGCGCCGGTGGCGAAGAGGCTGCGACGGCCTGGTCAAAGCTCGTCACGCGCGCGCTTGCTGAGTCGATCCTCGTCGGATGGGACGGGCTCCAGGATGACGCAGGCGCGGCGATCCCCTACTCGGTGGATAAGGCGGTCGAGCTGCTCGAAGACGAGGAGCTGTGGCCGCTGCGTCACTTCATTGAGGACACGGCAGGCATCATCCGCAGCTACCGCATCGAGCAGGAGGAAGCGGCAAAGGGAAACTGAGCAGCCTCCTGCGGCTCGCGCTGATCCCGCAGGAGGAGCGAGAATACATCCGGGGACTTGCCGAGTGGCGCAGGCAAAGAGGCAAGCCCGAACCAGACCACCCGGCCATGCAGGCCGCAGAACTCGACCCGAAATACACCGACCTATGGGACGCCTTCATCGACCTCAAGCAGAGCGCAAGCGTGGGATGGTCTTCGGACCCGATCTCGCCCGACTCCGTGCTTGCCTGGTGTCGGTTGCATGGCATTCCGCGATGGCGGTGGCGCACGTTCTGGGCGGTGGTGCATCACTTGGACGGCGTGGCGCGTCACGCACTGAAGGAACGCAGCAATGACGACCATCGCAGCACTGAAGCTTGAGCTGAATGCCCAGCAGATGCGGCAGGAGACTCAAGGGGCCAAGACCGACCTCGACGGCGTCAGCAAGTCGGCAGAGGCCGCAGGCCGCGCCGTCGATGGCATGGGCCGCCAAGTCGATGCAGCGGCCCGCACGGTCGGCACTTCGACCGAAGCAGCAGCAGCCAAGACCAAGAAGTTCCAGGACGGCGTGGCCGCGCTAGGCGAGGTCACGCAGATCAACCAGCGCGTCCGCCTGCTCGGCGAGGAAGTGCGCAACCTGGGATCCGGCTTCAGTAGCGCAGGCACCGTGGCCAGCGTGTTCGCGCAGTCGCTGGTGGACGTTGCGCAGATCAGCAGCAAGGCAGAAGGAAGCTTCAGCGGCCTGGTCGGACTGCTGCGCGCCAACCCGCTGCTTGCCGCCGCTGGCGTGATCTCAGCGATCGCCACGGCGATGACGCTGTTCGGCGGCGAGACGGAAGACGCCAACGAGAAGCTGCGCGAGCAGATCAAGCTCCAGCAGGAGCTGCGCCAAGCGAGCGTCGATCTCGCGCTCCAGATCCAGCGCAACGCCGACTTGCAGCGCATCGGATTCCAGATCGACCAGAAGGAGCAGGAGACACTGCGCGCTCGCCGGTTGGCGGAAGTCGCCAGCGGCCTGGCTGGCCAACAAGGCTTCCAGAGCTTTGCCGACCTCACTGCGCTCACTGGGCTGTCTCAATCGGAGCTCACCGATCTTGCTGGGCCTCGTGGCGTCCGGCAACAGCGACAGGAGGTCACGGTTCAAGGGCTGCAAACGACCAGGTCGCAGCTCGTAGACGTTGGCCTAACCAATGAAGCCGCGCGCGAGATCATCCTTCGCGTTGCGCAGATCTTCCGCAACCAGGCGGTCTTCTCGCCTAACCCAACGGCGCCCGTGCAAGGCGTTGTGCAGGCCGGGCAAGCCGGAGTCTCGAACGGTGGCTACGGCTTCGGCGGCTTCGGCGTGTTGCAGCCTGGCCAGATTGCGACGCTGCGCGATCGGTTGAACCCGCCCAACCTCGCGTCAGACTACAGCGTCGTGAGCCAAGAGCAGATCTTCAACGTCATCGCAAAGCGGCGCGACGATGAGATCCGCAAGCTGACTGAGCAACTGAACCAGCTCAAGTCCTTGGGCCAAGACGTCGGCACGGCCATCGGTGGTGCTTTCTTCAGCATCGTCAACGGCGCGGCCAACGCTCGCCAAGCTCTGGCTGGCCTGCTCCAGCAGTTCGTGGCAATCGCCCAGCAGCGTGCCATCCAAGGCATCGCCAACAGCATCGGCAATGCGTTCTCGGCTGGACCGGCTCAACGTATCCAAGACATCAAGGCTGGCGGCACTAGCGTGCCTTCGCAGGCTGGTGGCGGTTTGTCTGGTGGAGGTCTCGCCTAATGGCATTTCACAACGTCCAACTCAACCCCGACATCAGCTACGGCGCGACTGGCGGACCGGCGTTCGGCACCACGATCCAAACGACGGCGAGCGGCCACGAGTATCGCATTTCGCGCGCATCGCGGGCTCGGCGTCGCTACCAGTTCGACAAGCTGCTGCTTGAGCCCGCGCAATGGGGCGCGCTCATTGAGTTCTGGATGGCGCGC